ATAACGCATTTGTAGATTTATTTAAACCTCCTCTAAGAGGAACTGAAAAGGGTTGTGCAGCTGCCATTAGAAATAAATCCTATCATCTGTCATACTTTTTGGTTGTGGATTAATTAAATTAGACTTCATATACTTCATACCTTTTTTATAATCATCTAGTGCAAAAGCTGCTTGCTGTAAGTTTTCTTTAAACTGATGAACATAGTAACGTGTTCTAGCTAATATAACAGGCGCATATTGGTCAGGAAGAGTAATAGTATCTCCGTGTGCCGATAAAGCAGTTGGTTTAGTATAAGCATAAAAATGAACATTATATACTTTGTCTGGTATAGGACTTAAACCAAACTTGCGATGATCTGGACTTCGTATAACGTAACGAGGTTCTCCATAGTTCTGAGTATCTGCATCATCTGCATTTTCTGAATCTCTTCTATACCTTCTCCAATCTGCTAAAGATATAAATTTTAAACCTCTTGAAACATACGGAGCTGATTCTCCCGATACACTTATAGTAGTAATATAAAAATCATCCCAATCTATAGAAGCATAATCAGTAGTTATACTAGAACTATCTGATTTAAGAGTATACCATCTAGTTCCTGCTACAGTTGCTACAGTTACATTACCGTAAAAAGGATCTGTACCACCATCTGAAAAGTTTGATGATGTTAATTGAATCTCGTTAAGTTCTCTTAAAGCCTCATTAGTAAGTGTTAAATATGTTGTAGCCATTATTTACCTTTTTTCTTTTTACCAAATATTCTATCGTAGTTGTCTTGGTAGTTTTTTTTAGCTTCACCAGAATATGCGTTACCTAACAATCCTAAGACTCTAGTGCTTTTAGGGCCTTTAGAGCCATTTAGGATCATAGGATTTTTATCGTTACCTATCTGTGGCATATCTACTGATCAGGAGTAGAGCCGAGATGTAAAAACTCAACTAAATAAGTAACAGTTGTAGCTGCTGTAGCAAGATCATTTGCTAGTGGTTTAAGACGAGCATAAAGTGTACGAGCAGAAGCACTATACAAAGTAGAGGCTATAACAATAGCTTCTGAAGTTGCAGGGCCTCCAACAACACCTGCTGTTACTCCTGTTCCTACAAAAGCGTTAGCTGCGTGTCCATGTGAGTTTTGAATAATATACAAAGGTGCGTTTGCTGTCCACGTTACTGCTGATCCACCATCATCAAGAATAGCTTTCTCATCAATAATTTGACCACCGCCTGCTGCAGTACCTAAATCAAAATCAAGATCATCACCTGAAGCTCCTGCTGTAACAATGTTACCTGCTGGAATGGCAATAAGGTTTCTGATAATAGTATCTGCTGGTTGTGTAAATGAAACATCGTAAGTAGCGTCAGCAGTAACTGCAATAGTTCCTGTTGTAGCTGAAGTCCACGAAGTACATATGTTATCAGCAATATCCTGAACATCTCCTGTTCTGGCTGAGTTGCGCCCTGTATCTCTTACTTTAAATACTGGGTTTGACATTTTGTGTCTCCTTTATCTTTAAAAGATAAGTTAGTGTTAATAAAATTTTACTCTAAAAAAAGAAGAGGGGGTTTTTACACCCCCAAATCTATTTAGTCGATACCGTAGAAAGCAGAAACTAATGCTTCAGGACGGAGTACTTTAGAACCATATACATGTAGTCCTCGTACAATGTCGCCAAAGCTATCAGGATCTCTGATTACTTCAGTACTTGTTATAGTCTGAGCAGTAGCTGTAGACGACATGTGACCAGCAATACATTTACCAGCAGCATTAGATGTGCTTGCAATGTTGTTTGATTTATACATGTCAAATCCACGAAGTTTACCACTTGAGACTAGACCATTTCTAATTGAACCTTGACCTGCGTTGTAATCAACAGACAAAAGTTTTGAAGATGAACTTGCAAGAACTTCGTAGAAGTCAGGTGATGCTAAGAACCATCTCCCTTCTTCTGGAATATTCTGTTCATCAAGCAAACGAGCCATGTGCGAAAGCACATCAATAGGATCGTGTTCACTTGCTGCAAAACCGATGTCAAGATTACCAGTACCATCAAATGTACCTGCCGCTAAATCAGTAGCGTTGTCAGAACCAAGAATGTGGTTAGGACTTGAGGCAGAAACACCTGAGAACATAGTAGCAATTACACCTTCATCATAAGCATCGCGAAGAGCATAAGCTGCAGAAGAACTAGCTACTTCTTTAAAGTTCACGTGAGACATTTTAGTTTCAATGTCATCAACGATGAATTTAAATGCGTTAGCTGTATCAACTACAAGAGTCAACTCTTGGTCAGTTAGTTTAGTCGCTGTAACGTCTGCACCACGTTCATACTGATACACAGTAATTTCGGGTTCTTTAATAATATTTACCGAATCTCCAAAAGCAGTAATTTCACCAGCATAATCTGTGTTGGTGATCGCTTCTACAACCGAAGCCTTTCTAAAGAAGTTAAGAACCTTTTTAGAGTAGACTGCAGGAAGGAAAAACGAATTAGTTTGACCGCTTACGGAGTTGGCAAAGTTGGCATTAGTATCCGTGCTAGGCTCGAAATACTGATCTGATTGGTTATAAGCCATTTTACTTCTCCATTATATCAAATTAAAAGTTATTGTTTTACTACTCTGCCTTCGTGAATCGCTCGTCCGATTTCATCTTCGTACTTGTCAAATTCAGCAATAGACATTGCAGCAATTTCCCTTTCAGTCCAGATCTTTTCCTGCTTGGGTTCAACCGCAGTTGTTTTAGTTGAAACCATATCTGCAGCAGTTTTTCTAGACTGTTTCTTTTTAGGCTTACTAGCTTTAACATCTAATCCAACATCACGCTTATATAAATCTAAAGCACGACTTGCAAGATCCCCATCATTAGCATTTTTATATATCCAATCTTGAATTGATTCAGGTTGTTCTTTAGCCCACGAATGGAACTCATCACTATTCTTAATCTCTTCAAAGTCAGGATGACTATTCATCAACCTTTCCTGTGCTTGTTTAGCTAGAAGTTCTGTTTCACGTTCCTGTAATGCAGCTAATCGTTCTTCTAGAGTTTTAGTTCTTTCAGAACTTTGCATATGTGCTACAGTTTCTACTACTTCATACACATCTGGATATTGCTCTCTAAACTTTTCTAAGTCTTCTGGAGACTTTGGAGCTACATAGTTTGTTCTGTTTTTAGCAGCTTCTTCTAGTAACTCTTGCTCTCTAGCTTTAAACTCATTAAGTTTAGAATCGTAATGTGTTTTTAAATCATCATATCTTTTTTTGTAATCAGGCTTACTATAAGGTTTATCTTTAGTAGCTTGTTTACTTTGCTTTGATTCTTTAACTTCTTCTTGAACCTCTTCTTGTGGTTGAGGTTTTTGAAAAAATAAACCATCATCAGCAGATACAAATGGTTTTTCTTTTTGGTTGTGCCAGTCCTTTTTAGCGTTATAAGGATTAGCGTCTTTCGCTTGTGTTGCCATATCTTACTCCTACTCAGGGCTTTCTAAACAAAGTAGCTGCATTAGTCGACTGTGCAGGGTTTGTTTTTGTAAAGGTAGCCTTTCGGTTAATGTTGTGATAAAGGGCTTAGTAAACTAAGGTAGCTTTATCGTTTATTGCATACGAGGGTTTACAGACATCATACCTTTTTTGATTTCATCTTCAGCTATATCTTCATCAATAGGCTTTCCAAATCTATC